GTGTTGTCTGATAGTTTTTTATTGTCATTTTTATATCTCCGCACTAAATGAAATTGACGCCGAAGCGTTGTTTGTGTAAAAGAATCCTGCATTACCTTGAGTGCCAGAGGATTGACCAGCGTTATACACATTGGCGTTGCTTTCGGCAGCCATATTTATCGTTAAATCGTCAAAATAATCATCTCCTGCCGTTCTGGAAAATCCATAATAATTGCTTCCTGAAGTTGCAATTAAAGTAGGAGTGGTTCTCATCGTTGAAGGGAATTTTATATTGGCTTGACTCATAGTGTTTGATGAATAAAAAGCCGTTGCAATCGCCTTAGTATTTCCAGAAACGTGGTTATAGAAATATCTTTGGCACTCTGCTAACTCTCCAGCAATATCGCCACCGCAAAAAACGAAAGCACTTGCAGTAGAACCAAGTTCTAATTTTACTTTAGATAATGTCTTGGTGGTGCTAACTGCTGTAAATTCAACAATAACATCAGCCAAACCATCTGCGGTAAAAGATATTGGTGAAGCAGCATAACTTGGTGGAGTTGCGCCTACATTGTAAATTCTGCCAGTTGCAGTTCCAGAAAAAGATAAAACATAAGTTCCAGCATCAACATTTGCTCTCTCAATGATTTGGCGAATAACACCATCAACTGAAATGGTGACGCTTTGTCCTTGTGGCGCACTTGTAAAAGTTAAAGAGGTGTTTGTGTAATTAGATTTCCAGCGATCAAATCCAAATGCACCCGATGCTAAATTTGTTCCTGTTGTATAAGATCTTTGATTTATTGTAAAGTTTCCATTGATAATAATATTTGGATTTATTCCAGCATCAGCAGGAGCAGCCCATTTTAAGCCTGTTGCTTCCGCACTATCCGCTACAAGTAAGTGTCCGTTTGTGCCTACTGCTAGGCGTGCAACTGTGTTATCAGCTGTTCCTGCAATCAAATCACCTTTTGCATCAACTGTGGCTTTTTGTATTGCTGCTCCAGCATTTGTAAAAACTGTGCTGTCAATCGCTGTGCCAAGTGATCTAATGGCTGCTGCGCCATCCTTGACCAAGGCTGTGTCATCTGGAGTGCTCCAGCTATAATTTGTAGTGGTTGCCATATTATCCTTTATCTCAGGCTACGATTGTAGCGTATTCCCATGTCAAAGTTGGATCAATTGTATTCCATGCCTCGGTAATTGGCACAGTATTCCAGCGCATCGCCACTTGGCTAAACGCCACCGGTGAAAGATTGATAGTCAGAAATAATTCATTGAACCTTGTGCTCCAACGCCATCCCTCAACATACCCCTCAAAAACACCATTTGAGATTTGAGTTGGAAGGTTTTGGATATTAAGGGGTTGACCCATAAAGACACCCAAAAGGTTATCTCTATCGCTGTTGTCTATTTCTGGGTTAGTAATTGGAAAAGTTATGGATTGAAAAGCCGGTAATGGAAAGGCACGCTGAGCAATATATCTATCTGCAACCTCTTGAGCATCAATAGCTGAGTGAATAGTAGATAAAATGTTTTGCGATTTATAGCCATAAAGTGCTATGGATTCAGGACTTGATGCGGTTTCTTGTGAATTAAAGTTATTGCCATAATTGATGTAAATATCATTGCGAATATCGCCTGATCTTGTAACAGTTGATAAACCTTGACTTAAAGCATGGCTTGCATCTAAATCAACATAACCATTGGCTAAAAGATAGGTTTGCCTATGGTCTGCATCTGCATAACCGATATCTCCATTAGGCGATTCATAAAGATAACCAAACGCACTATTGGCAATGATGCTGGCAATGTTGTAAATAGTGTCAGGGCTGGCAGATCTGCTTGACATTGTGTAAAGACCCGGCTGATCTATTTCGCCAAGTCCTTGATTTTCTGCATTTGCCCAAGTTATTGTTGGATCATAAGTTGTCCAAGTTGTAGCTGCTGGAACATCATTCCAAGATCCAAGCAATACACTAGAAAGCAAATCATAAATTTGGTTTCCATCTTCATCCTGTGAAATGTTGTCATTGTAAATTTCTTTGGCAAGTTTAACCAATGTTCCCATTGCTAAAATTGAATAATTTACAACAGTTGCTATCGATCCGCTTGCGCCAACCGAAACAGTCAGATCTGTAATATCCCCACCAAACAAATTGACATAATTTCCTGAACTGTTTTTGACCTGCAAACTTAAACTGTCATTGATGTCAAATGGCAAAGTTTGACCAGATAAAGCAACTAAACTAATTTGTAAATAAGATGGGTTGGGTTGGAAGTAAATATCTGTGCGACCTGCTTGGTGGGAAATGTCGCTAATAGCAATATCGGTATAATCAACTCCAGCAACTGTGAGTTTCCAATCAGGTGTCCAAGCGGACATTAGAGTGCTAATCTCATAAATGATCCACCACCCAAAGACGGAACTGATCTTGCTGCGCTATCGTTAATTGCTTTTGCAACAGCTCTTGCAGCCCCTTCAGAATCAATTGCTTGAACTGAAATGTTATTGATAACGGTTGCTTGAGTTTGTGGAGAAGCGGTAGAAATAGTTGGAAGTCCTCGCTCACCGCTTCGATAATCCGAATTTGAACTGGATGTTCCACCCATGTTAGGGAGATAAGGAATGTCTGCTCCGGGTTTAATTAAATTAATGCCTCGAATAATTAAATTGATTTGGTTGATGACGCTCTGTAAAATAGTTTTCATAACACCGGCAAGCTCACTCAATATAGTGATTAAAATACTAATTTGAATAGTAGTAATCTTAATTCCTTCGACGAGTGTTTTCCCGAAAATAGGCGCGAGCAGTTTAGCAATTTCAATAAAATCTTTAAGCCCATCTCTATTTTCTTTAACTGTTTTTTGAATGCCTTGAAAAGCCACATTCATTGTATCCAATACTGGAATTGCTTGAGATTTAATAATTCCTATAATTTCGCTAAGTGAACCACCAAATCCATTTTCCCCACTAAGAGCATCACGCACTTTCTCAAAAATAGGAATTACGAAGTCAGTTACATAGCCAAGCAATTTTTCAAGGACTGGCAATAAGAATGCGCCAATGCTTTCTTTCGTTTCATCAAATGCAACTTTCAATCGATCGATTTTGCCTTGAAATGTTTCAGCGTTTGCAGCTGCTGCGCCACCATAAAGGTCTGCTAATTTTTGCTGAACTTCGGTGAAAGAAAGGGTTGCAAGATCTGCTTTTGAGATACCAAGACCTAACCTGCCCAAAGCTGTGGTATTGCCATCCTGTGCTCGACCTAATGCCTTTGCAACTGTTTCAAGATCTAATCCACTACCTTTTGAAATATCTAATGCAAGGCTTAATAATTTTTGGGCTGCAACTGTGTCTTTGGTAGAAACTGCCAATCTTTGTAAGGCTGGACGAAGTTTGTCATCGGCAACACCTGTGGCTAGAGATGTTTTGAGGATCATGTCCTCAGTAGCCTTTATTTGATCATCAGTAGCCCCTGTGGCTTTTCGTAAAGCAGACGCTAACTTTAATTGTGCCTGTTCATCCTCAATCGCAGATTTGACCCCATCAATGGCTAATTTGCCAGCATACGCAAGGGCAGCAGCAGCAGCAACTGCAAAAGCAGCAGCAGCCTTCTTTCCAAAATCTGCAATTTTGTTTGAATTGTTTTCGACTGCTTTGTCAGCTTCGCCTAATTTCTTTTTTAAATCATCAACATCGGCAAGGATTGATAATTTAAGGGTGCGTGTATCTTTTGCCATTAGACCCATTCCTTAATGATGCGAGTAAAAGATTCCTGCCATTTGTTAATTAATTCAGGCTGAATTCTGCGAAGGGTTGGATAGATAAACCATCCACGACTACCTCTGCCTTGCCGTCCTGAATATGTAGGGAATTGCTTGAATTTATTTGAACCAAACTCAACGCCACCCCATAGGGTTTGCGTAGTAGCACCACCTGAAAATTTCTGTCTTGCGAAGCCATAACGGAACTCACCGATTTTACTGGACTTGGAAATGCTAACGCCGTCTGCGACTCTTTCCGCAACCTTGCCAGCCTTTGTTCGAGATCTAGCTGCTTGTTTAATTTCCTCTGAAGCAAAATACGCCAAAGCACCAGATTGACGGCGTGCTTCATCTGATGCTTGGTCATCCATAAGTTTGAATGCTTTGTAAATATCACGCAAATCGTTTTTATTGTATGCGATAGTTTCATTTGCCATTTCTCGCCTCCAATACTTCGATCGCTGTTAATATGTCATCCGCATCAACCCATTCACTCATTGGAATCTTTGTGGCAATTGCCAACTCAACCAATAATCTGTTTAGGCTTCCTGCTTTGTGGCTTTTGGGTCTGCATCACCGACTATTACATCGGCTACTGTTTCCATCCAAATATCCATTGATTTGATGGGTTTGCTTCCGGCAATTTCTCGCTTGTGTGCATGATAAGCAAGAAACATAAGATCCCAAATGCCCAACTTATCAGATGCTTGACCAATGGTATTTCCTGTCTGCTTTTCCCATTTCGCCCACTCAGGTGGTTGGGCAATGTAAGTTGCTTGCTCACCTGAGTTATATTCAATTGTAATTGGTAACTTCATTTGTTTGCTCCCGTTTCTATTTTTTAGCTGAATGTTTCGGTTACTGCTCCACCTGAAACTGTGAAAGTGAAATCAACAGTTTGGGCATCAATTCCTGATCCTCCAGCTGTTGGAAACTCTGGCTTTACTGGAAACACAAATTGTGCTCCGGTGGCAGCTGTTAAGGTGATGCTGATGTCTGTGTCTGGTGCAGTTTCAGCAGCAGTCCATAGTGCTTCACAAACTGAATTTGCCTTGCCCCAATCAGCTAACATTGATAAAGCAAATGTGCCTGAAATGTCTGTGGTTTTGTAAGCGATGCCATCAAGTGTTTGATAAGCCTGACGCTCATTAACCTTTGTTAAAACTGCGCTGGTTGCTTGTGCTTCGATGTCTGTTCCACCTGTGAAAGACAACGAAATATCGCGACCGGTGATTACTGTGGTTGCCATTATTTCTCCTTAGACTGTGCGTGTGTAGTAGGTAGATACTCGAACATCTGCAATAAGCAAAGTCGATGCTCCGACTGTGGTAACTGTTGGTCTTTCGACCGAGCTGACAATATATCCACCAGGAATAACTGCCAGAACGCTGATTATTAATTGCTCGATATTGTCGAGCGATGCAGGGTTGCTGTTATATGCAACTGCAACTGAAATAGTAAAATTAACCTTGGCTCTGATGTTGCTTTTGTTTATTGTTTCAAATTCTAAGTATGGTGAATCAGGCACAACGACCACAGCTGGAGGAATAACTGTTTCAGGCACGAATGCATAGACATTTCCTGCAACGCTACTTAATGCGGTTGCTAAAGGTGTGCGGATCTGTTCAAGAATGGTTTGGTTAGGCATTTAGAGAGCCATACTTTCAGTATCCATGTATGAGCCAAGTAAGCCAACGCATTTGTTAAATAATGATCGACCCATTCTAAATGGTGTCGCTGTAAAATCTACTCCTTCGATCTGTCCTCCACCGGCAAGTCTTGCTTGAAAGACTTCGACTGAAACTGTATAGACGGCTGACTGAACAGCTGCGTTTCCAACATAAGTTGATGCGCCAGAAAGGGTAGCACCTCCGGA